CGTCGTTGGCCGACACCGAGAACGTCGACGACGTTACCGCCTCGTCGTAGTCGTTGTCCCCGACCCACGCCGTAGCCGAAACCTGAGCGATAGCCACCCGACGTCACCCCTTCACGGGTCGCAGGGCGGACAAGGACAGGATCAGGCCGCGATCGGCGACAGCGACGCCGTCAGCGACGTCAAGTTCAGCGTGTCGCCGGTCTGCATCGTCTTCGACGCCGACAGCGCCGCCGACCCGAGGAACGTGCCAGCCGACGACGCCGTCCACAGGCTGATATGGGTCACGACCTCGTTGTTCGTGCCCGCCCACGACGCCCACGACGGCGCGGTGCCGGTCTGCGCCTGCGAACCCGCCGACGCCGACGCACGCGTCGACTGCGACCGGGTCGTCACCGACGAAGCGTTCGACGCGCCACTCGCCCCAGGGTCGCCGGTGTGCAGCTTCACGTACACGGTGCCGAGCTGACCGTCGAGCATCGCGTTCGCGGTCGTCGACGAAAGGCCGACAGTCATGGGGACTCCTCAGGGGTGGTGATGATGCGGGGACAGTCGTCAGGACGAGGACACGGGTCGGTGTCGGGGGTGCCGCAGCAGCCACGGATGACGTCGGCCGACGCGGTGATACGCAGGGACAGGGGAACGGCGTCGCTCACGGCGTGGCCTTCCGTTGAGCGAGGAAGAGTGCTTCGGTCAGCAGGTGAGACTTGTGGTGTCCGACCTTGACCGCGGTGTTCACGAACACAGGGAGGCCGACCATGCCGGCGCGCAGGCAGAACGTCAGATCCTCGCCGACCGGCTGGCCGTTGAGTTCCGTCTCCTGGAACCAGGGGAACGTGCGGTTGAACTCCCTGTCGCGGATTGCCTCGAGCGCCGAGCGATGGATCAGCAGGAACGCCGCGCCCGTTGCGGCGACCTGCACCAGTGCGTCGGGTGGGTAGTCCTCGACACGCACCGTCGTCGGCTTCCCGTCGACCTCGCCGAGCTGATAGATCGTCGGCCACAGCACGTCGTGTGACGCGCCAAAGCAGAGGCCGCCCACGATCGGGGCCGACTCAGAGTCGGCTACTTCGTGCAGTGCGTCGAGGGCGTCGGGATCCCACGCCATGTCGGCGTCAATGAACCACAGCCACTCGGCGTCGACGTCGAGGAACTTGCGGACGATGGAGTTGCGGGACGCCGATACGTTCGCCGACGACCACTCGTTGAAGATGTTGACCACCCGGCGCGACGACACGCGGTCGAACAGCAGCGAGCCGACGAGGGACGTCGTGAAGTACGCCGACGTCTGGCCTGGGTGGATGAACGCGATGACCGTCGACTCCGCGGAGCGGTTCTCGGTGATCTCCTTGCGCGCCTTTGTGAGCTTCGACTGGGCACCCATCACGCCACCGCCAGCACTCGGCTAGCGCGCAGGTAGCGGGCTGCGGATTCGAGGCGGTCGGGGTCGTCGCCAAGTTGCCCTATCCCACGGTTGCAGGAGTTGCATAGCAGACCGCGCACGCGGCCGGTTTCGTGGTCGTGGTCGATGTGCCACGTCTTGCCAGAGGTGGGGCACGGGGTGTCGGTGCGGCAGATGGCGCAGCGGTTGCCCTGGTGCTCGAGCATCGCGTCGAACTGCTCCTGCGTGATGCCGTAGCGTCGCAGGGTCCGTCGGCGCTCCTTCTCGGCCTGCTTGACCGGGTCGCGCGGGTCGACCTTGCATCCGGCGCAGACCGGGTTGCCCGGCTTTACGGGGACGCTCGTGCCGCACTTCATACACTCGCGAACGCCCGTGTGGCTGCGCCCGATCTTTTCGCGCTGGTGGTACGACCAGCTACAACCGCGCGAGCAGAACCGCGACGTCGAGCGATACGGCTGGAACGTCTCGCCGCAGTTGTCGCACGGCTTGGACGCGGGCGGACTCAGGGGGCGGTGCTTCGTCTGCACCTTGATCCGGTGCCGACGCTTCGCGCACTCGACTGAACACGTCTTTGCCGAGCGCGTCGCGCGGGCGGCAGGAATGGGGGCGGCGCAGATCTCGCACACAGTCGGTCTCCTCTGATGGCTTCCTCTGTGTCCCGTTGGTTCGCGCCGGTCGCCCGGAGCGCGCGGGGCTCCCCACAGAGGAAGGGAGCCCCGCGCTTGCCCGATGGGTGGTCGGGCCGATCAGATGGCGTCAGGTCTTGAGGAACCTGAACGCGTTGAGGTCGAGCACGTCGCTGCCGACGCGCTTGTGGGCCACGAGGCCGCGAGTCCCCGTGGGGAGACCCGAACCGTCGACCACGTTCTGGATGAACTCGACGGTGGTGCCGAGCCGGTCGTAGATCAGGAACCGGCTGAAGTCGCCGAGGACGATCAGCACCGTGCCCGAGGTCGTCGCCGAGGACATGTCGGAGCAGGCAACCGTCGGCGAACCGAGCAGGTCGCGGCCACCGCCGCCGGCGACGTTGAAGTCGGACCAGAAGTACGAACCCTGGGAGCCGGTCGACATCTGCTTGATGGTGTTGAACGTCGCCTTGTTGGCGATCCAGTGCGAGGAGTCCTCGAACCGGGGGGCGACCGAGTTGAGCAGCGCGAACACGTCCACGGCCGAGGCGGTGGTGAACGCGCCACGGGTGGTGGCGGTCACGGTCGACGCGGACGTCGCCGAGATCGCGGTCACGATGCCCTTGGGGGCGCCGGAGCCGCTGCCGCTGATGAACGCGGTCTGCTCGGCGTAGTCGAACGCCTCGCCGATCAGGCCGGGGAGCTGCTGGAGAAGTGCCGAGTCCTCGAAGATCTCGTAGGAGCCGGTCACGTAGCCCGTGAGCTTTGCTGCCGTCACAGACGGGCCGCCCATGGTTCCGGTGCCGTCGGTGAGCGCGGTGTTCTCCGCGACCCAGTAGGTCGTGACCGCGCCGGCGGTAACGCCGTGCCAGACGTTCTGGGTGCCCTGCTCGACGCGGGCGATGCGGCGGAGGGGGTTCTTCGTCGCGGTGCCGGTGTGGATCAGGCTGGCGTCCAGCAGCCAAGGCAGGGCGTACCCGCCGTTGGCCGAGGTGAGCGACGCCGACGCACGGACGGCGGCGGCCTCCTCGCTGGTGTAGTTCGGGCGGCCCTGCGTCCGCATGTACTCCTCGAACGCGGAGCGGTAGGCGTCCGAGCCGGTGAGGAGAACCATGTCGGAGACGCCGCGGATGGTCTCGACCTTGCGGGCGACCTCCTCGGCTGCCTCGGAGCTGAAGGTACGCGACTTGGTCGCGTCCTCGACGACCTGCATGGCGCGGTCGTACTTCTCCGACTCGGGGGTGTAGGCGAGGCGGTCGAGGTTCTCGAACGCGTCGCGCTTGACCACCACGTTCGGCGCGTGGAAACCGCGCTCGACGTTGGCGGGGTTGACCATAGCGGAACGGATGGCCTCGATCTTCTCCTCGCGGGCCACGGCCTCGTCGAGCTCCGCCTTGCGGGCGTCGAACTCCTCGATGGCCGCGGCGAACCGCGCGGTCTGCTCCTCGGTGGGAGCCTCGACGGCGTCAAGCTCGACGATCTCGGCGCGCAGCGCCTCGACCTCGGAAGCCAGCGCCTTGCTGTCCTTCTTCACAGAATGTCCTTCCGGCGCGCGAGGGCGCGCAGGTGAGAGTGACGGATGGTGAGTGCGTCGCGCGTGGCGCTTGCCGGGGCGTCGACGGTTGACTCCGGGGCCTCAGTGGGCGTGGAGTCGGAAGATTCTGGGGCGAGGTCGTGGGCCTCGCCGTACATGCGGAGCAGTTCGGCGCGCTCCTCCTCGCTCATCTCGAGCAGGGCGGCGCGCACGGCGCTGATCCGCGCGTCCTCGTAGGCGGGGAACGTCACCAGGGACGTCTCGCGCAGGGCGGCCTCCTCGCGGACGACGACGCCGTCGCGCTTGGAGTGCTTCACCGGGCGGAACCCGACAGAGAACGAATCCAGCGCACCGTCACGGACGAGCGCCAGAGCCTCGTCGCCAGCCTGCGTCTGCGAGACGCGGAACTCGGCGTACAGGCCGACGGCGTCCTCCCGCCATGCGTCACGGTCAGCGACACCCAGCGGGTTGCGGCCCATGTCGTGCTGCGACAGCAGCGGGATTCGCTTCATGCTGTACGACCGCTTGAAGGCACCAGGCGCGAACATCTCCCGATACGGCTTGCCGCCGTCGGAGACCAGGGCCTCGGTGTTGTACGGGACGACGATGCCGGCGATGGTGCGGCCGTCGGAGCGAACCGACAGGTCCGCGACGAATGCGCGAGAAAGGCGCTCGCTCACTGACTGCCTCCGGGGGCGTTGGGGGTAGAGCCGGGCGCCTGCATCTGCACAGACACGAGCCCGGTGTGGCCGCCTACCAGGAGTGACGTGTCACCGGCCACGACCGCCGTCACTGCGACGTCGGGCTGATAGCCGGCCTGGATGAGAGTCGAGATCGCCGACGCGGCGGTCTGCTGCGCCGTCGCGCGCTCCGTCTCGGCGTCCTGCAACGCGGGGATGTTCCCCGTGTCGAACCACAGGCGCGCACCATCGGGGGCGGTCACGAGCTTCGCCAACGCCGCCACCGCGGACTGCCACAGGAACATGCCCGTGACCCGCGCGAACGCCTTGAACGCCTGGTCGTAGTTGGCGAACGTCTGCGCGTCCAGCCCGGCCTGCAAGCCGACGACCTGCGGGGGCACACCAGCCGCGATAGCGACCCGGACCTCGCCCGCGGCCTGCACAGCCGTGAACGCCATCTTGTCGAACGTCGACCCGATCATCGTGACGTCCGCGCCGTCGTCGATCACCATGGTGCGCCAGGCGTTCATGGCACCGCCGTGGCGGGCCTGCACCTGCGCGGCCAGTCGCTCGACGCCGTCCTGATCCAGCTTCCCGGGGACGCGGACCAGCATGTTCGGCGTCGCCGCGTTGCGGAAGAACGCCAGCCGGTGATCCGTCATCGACCCGTCAGCGTCGATCTCACGAACGACCGGGGTCAGCCACGACATGCCACGGAACGACGCCAACGGATCAGGGATCGGAGCCCAATGCGCGACGTCGTCGACGTCGAACAGATCCGGATCCGAACCGCCGCGACCGTCCCGCCAGTACGCGAACCCGACGACCTCAGTCACACCGTCCATCGACTCCGCGGCGACGATGTCCACGAGGTCCGGCCGCAACCGCTCGAGGCGGTCACCAGCACGTCGGACGTAGGCGTTACCGGCCAGGTCGACGTCCTGCACCATCCGCGCCAGCAGGTCACCCGACGTGCCGTTCGGCCACGGCTGCTCCAGCAGCGCCAGATCCGGCGTGCCGAACAGTCGACGCGACCGGAGATCCTGCCACTTGAACTCAGCCTGAGACACGAGCATGAGGCGCTGATTCGCGACCGCGAACACCACACCGTTGCCCTGATAGCCGACCTCGGAATACGTGCGGAAGTCGTTGCCGACAGTCTCCCGGCCAGGGGTCAGCGGGAACGTCGTGTACCAGCCGCCGACACCAGCGAGGGACGCCCGCTGCGCGGGAGCCTCATGCCGGCCGCGACGGCGCGCGAACCTATCCCACCACGCCATGCGACGGCCTCCGAATCACAGATACAGGACGGTCGGGGCCGCAGGGGGCGGCGCGTCACCGTGCGCCCACAGGGCGAGAGTCGCCGCATACAGCGGCGTGATGTCCGTCGTGGCGTTCTTCCGCGCCCACGCCCAGGCGTCACCGACAACCCGACGCGACGCACCCGCGACGGCAGCGTTCAAGACACCCTCGTCGCGGTGCCGCAACCGGCCCGCGATCACGAGGTCATAGAACCGGCCACACGACTGCGTCAGATCCCGCATCGCCGACTGCGCGACCGTCAGGCCCGCATCCTCGAGCGGCTGGATCAACGCACCAGCAGGCCCCGCAGGGTCCACCGCGAACGCCAACGGCCGATGCTTCGCGAGCTCCACGCACCGGGCGACGATCCAGTCGACACCGTCACGGGATTCCACGACAGCGACGTGCGGCAAGCCATCAGCCCGCACACCCGCCGCCGCGATCGACGCGCGGTCACGCGACGGCGACACGTCCACGCCGAACGCGACCGGGTCCAACGCCACCGACTCGACGTCAGCGCACGACGCCCACGACGCCGACGGGATCACCGCCGACCCCGACGGCATGTCAGGGATCGACAGGCGCTCACGGCGGAACTCAGCCTCCGGCAGCGCGTCAACCTCCGCCGCGATGAACTCCTCCGTGAGCCGATAGCCGAGCGCCGGGTTCGCCAGCGCCCACGCCTCACGGTCGCGAACATCGGCATCCTCCGGCGCCGACCACTCGAGGTACGCCAACCGGCCCGGGTCATCCGACAGTGCCCGCGAGCGGATCGCATGCAACTGCTCCGACGACGCCATCGCCGCCGACGACGCATACCAGACTTGAGGGTTCGGCCGCGTCGACAACGTCGGCAGCAGCGCCGCCATCGCAGCCCCGCCGAGGTTGAACGCCTCATCGAGGAACAGCGAATCCGCGGACCAGCCACGACCCGACCCACCCGACCGGGCGAAGAACCGCAACCGCTGCCCGCTACGCAAGTCGTAGCCGAACTCCGACGGGTTACGCACCGTCCGCAACACCCGCGCCGACAGCGCCGGGTCGGAGTCGATCAGCGACCCGATGCGGCGGAACGCCTCGCGGGAAGTCTTGAACTCGTGGGACGAGTAGATGAACAGCTCGTCGCCGAACAGGAACATCTTGGCGAGGGCTAGCGCCTCGAACAGCGCGCCCTTCCCGTTCTGCCGGGACACGACAACGCCGACCTCGAACGCCGACCACTTGCCGTCCGTCCGCTCGCCGAGTCCGACCTCGAGCGCGAACGCCTGCCACGGATCCAGCACCAGCCCGGCATCAGCCGCCAGAGCCACCGCCTCCGCGCCAGCCGACGACACCGCGTCAGGCGCGACCAGCAGCCTCGGCCGCTGCGCGCCTACGGCGCTCACGCTGCTCCCGGATCTCATCGACGGCATCGCCACGGTCACCGACACGGGCCACCGCCTCACGCAAGTCGTCGAGGGCCGCCCGCAGCTCCTTCGCCAGAGACGCGACCCGCTCCACGGGCGCGACGTCGACCCGCGCCGCGAGCAGCAGCGCCAACTGCGCCTCCGGGCCGTCGGCGACCGCGGGCGGCACCTGCTTCAGCAGGGTCGTGATCGACGTGACCATCGGGCCGGCGGGGCGCGTCATCGTCACCGCCTGTTCGATTACGTGTGTGCGGAGCGTGACTGGTGAGCGTGCGCGGAGCGCATCGAGGCCGTCACGAAGCGCCATCAGCGCAGGTCAGAGGCGCGAAAAAATCGCTCTAGAGGCGGGTCGGGAAGGTGGGACGTGACGGAGCGTGACCCCCACCCCCCGGATAATCGAACACCGGGTATCACCAGCGGCGTTCGGGTCGCACGGGTGGCGGCTCCTTGGTTCTGTCTCGACCTTGCCGGTAGTAGTTGCCGCGCTGGATGTTGCAGCGCAGGCAGGCCGCTCGAAGGTTGGCCGGGTCCGTGAGGTCGCCGCCTCGGTCAAGTTCGATGACGTGGTCGACCGAGAAGCTGCGTGGATGAGGGAACTTGAGCGTGTAGTCGATGGGCCGGCGGCAGATCCAGCAGGGGAGGCCGAGTGCTGCGAGTTCGCGCCGTGCGCGCTGGTATGCGCCGGTGCTGCGTGGTGCGGTCATGCCCCGGAGCAGAGGTGCACGGTCCACCACAGCAGGCCCACGGTCACGCCGGCGAGCGCGAGGAGGACGAGGTTCGCCTGCCACTGCCCGCAGGGTTCGGGGCTCACGGGACGAGCCATTCGGCGGCGGGGTCGTGGTGGTCGACGAAAGGGGCGCAGCTCGCGGCGGGTGCGCGGTAGAGCCGTTCGAGGTCGGCTGCGTCGGCCTGGTGGCGTGCGGCGAGGGCTTCGTCGAGGACGCGGTCGACGTAGGCGGCGTAGGTGCGCCAGGGGCCGGAGGCTGCGTGGTGGAACGCCTCGCGGTGGGGGTCGGGTGCCACGGCTCACCGCCTCGGAACGGCACAACGCCCCGACCGTGTGGCTCGGGGCGTTGTGGGGGGCTCGTGTGTCCGGGCACAGCGGTGCCCTTCCACTGCGTGACGATACAGGTCAGTAACGATTCCCGCAACCCCGTGATGCGGCGTGTCGCGGGGTGCTATGGGCGCTGGGTCAGTGACTCGACGTAGGCCACGAGCGCGGCGTAGGGGATCCGACGGGAGCGGCCGATCTTCACGCTTGGGATCAGGTCAGCGGCCATGAGCTCGTAGAGCCTCGCGCGGCTCACTGCCAACTCGTCGGCGGCCTGCTCGGGTGTCAGTAGTAGCGGCATGTGGATTTCCTTATGTCGTCGGTGGACCTTCGATCAACGATGGCTAGCCCGAGTGGTCATGCGCCAGTCGGGTGGGGGGTCGGTTTCTGGTGACGGTTCATGCACCGACCCGCATCCGGCGTCGCCATGCCTGCCCGATGTCGTACCGGCCGCCGTCGCGGTCGAGGTGGCCGCGGCGGACCCACTGCCGCAGCGTCGCGGCGGGGATGTCGACGACGGCGAGGATGTCGGCGGGGTAGGCCCAGATGGTCTGGGACTCGTCGTGGAGGGCGAGGAGCAGTAGTCGCGCGCCGGTCCACGTCGTGCCGCATCGGGGGCAGGTGAGGTCGTCGCGTGGTCGTTCCCGGTCGTACACGAGGCGGCCGTGGCAGCGGCGGCCGTCGGCTTCGGCGTGGTCGGCGGGGCAGGCGAGCCGTGTGCCGGTGGGTGCGGGCTCGCCGGCGGGGTCGTAGTGCTCGAGGCTGCGGCGCTTGGTGCGGGCCTCGGCTGCCAGGTCGTCGAGGGGGAAGTCGGGGCGCTCTGCGGCCCACAGGAGCCACGAGCGGAGCCACTGGACGGATGATGCCACCGTTACCCGCTGGCCCTCCGTGGCGACGCCGTAGGGCTGCAGTCCGGCCTCCTCGCGGATGAGCCGGATCCAGTCCTCGAGCCAGGTGAGGATCCCGTGGCCGCAGGCGGCGTCGAGGCGGTCGAGGTCGGTGACGGCCCGGTGCGGGTCGGGCTGGCCGAGGTCGCCGCCGGTTGCGGCGGTGGACAGCGGCAGGGCGGCGAGGCGGGTGAGCTCCGCGATGCGCTCGAGGTCGTGGTCGATGCGGGCGAGGCAGCCGTGGCACACGACGAGGCCCGGCGCGGGGTCGTTGGTGGCGCAGATCGGGCAGGGCGTCATGCGCGCTCCCGGTCGGGTCGAATCGTGGCGTTGGGGATGGGGTTTCCTCGTGCGCGTTGCGTTAGCGTCATGCGATCTCTCAAGGTGAGTGCATCTGCGTGAGTACGTTCGTCCGTCCGTAGGCATATGCCCGGACGATGCGGCGCATGATGCGTCGCATGCGCCGTTAGGCATTGCCCGGACGTATATGCCCGAACGGACGCCTCGAGCCGGAGGAGCGAGTCTGGTGCCATGTGTCGGCACTCCATGTACCCGGCGCCACTAGTGCCCAGGTAGGGCCTCGCATCCGACTTGTCGGCGAATCCCGTGCGCGCCACGAGGTGGCTGATCGCAGAGCGGAGGTCGGCCTCGACGTGATACATAGCAGCGCCCGGCTCGCACTCGATGAGGCCCACGACTTGCGCCCCACGTGCAACAAAGCCTCTCCATCTGCGCTTACACGTGGCGCCGACCTTGACCATCTGGATCTCGGGCCAGTAGACGACGTAGACCTCGTGGGGGTGGATCATGCGAGCTCACCCTCGTCGGGGCCGTGAGGTGAGCCGTGCCACCGGATCATGGCTGCGGCCTTGGCTTTCTTGCTCCGTTCAGTGGCCTCGGGGTCGATGCCCTGGTAGGTCTGCCAGTCGTTGATTTCGTATCCGACGGGGTTCTTCCGCCACAGTCCGACGCTCACGAGCTGGTCTGCGTCGCGCTTTGAGCCGTGCAGGAAGGGCAGTGCGCCGCGCGGAATGTAGCCGTCTGTGCCGTGCGCGCCGGCGTATCCGAGGCCGCAGACGTACACGAACAGGGCTCGATGTGCCTTCTGTTCGACGAGTAGGAGCACCTTCGGGTTGGTGGCGAACTGTGTGTCGAGGCGGATCCAGGGGAGGGCCACGGGTCAGTCCTTCGTGGTTCGGATGTGGCGGTTGTAGTCGGCGAGCGCCGCGCCGCGGGTGTCGTGTGGGTCGCTGGTGAAGCCGCACGCGCACGCCGTGAACCACTGGGGCGGTTCGCCGGATGCGGGCAGGAGGGTGGCTTCGTGGCTCATGCGCCCTCGATTGCGTCGCGGAGCTGCGTGGCGGTGTCGA